TTTTAGATATTGATGTGTATGTTGGGAACATCGTAAAGGATTGTAATAAATTAGAAAATAATTAAAAAATGAATCTAAAAAAAATATCTATAATGTTATCTAAATTGTTCAATACTTACGGAAATAAATATATTCAGGATAACTATGACATTTCAGAGCCAATCCGATTTAGTGTATATTTGAGAAGGAGTGATTTTATGGATGATATGGAGAAATACAATTATGTTGCGGAAATTTATTCATATCCTCAGATCCCTAATCAAATTGATATTAACACTTTAAGTAAGAAGTTTTCAGGAATGGTAAAATATATGGATGAGTCATTTGGAGATTTGACTAAATCCACACAATTTAAGTTCATGGATATTGGGAGATAGATTATAGGTCTAAAATATATTCTTCATCCTCTTTTTTTGGTATCCAGTTGGATTGTATCTTATATAGGTCAATTTTTTCGTAATAGTATATCTTTCTCAATACTCCAGTTCCATAGTAATCGATAGGACCAAATTCTTTTCTCGGGACATCGCTGAAACAAACTATTTCAGGACCAAATTCTAATAAAACATCTTCTCGGTAAATTAATTTTCTTTTATATTTTTGAGATTCCTTATTATTTCCTTTATAATCCATTAAAATGTGTGAACATTTTTGAAGATAACTCCATCTATAAGCACCGATATTCATGCTATCATAGATACAAGATAATCTTATACTCGGCCAATTACCATAATCATAATTTTTAATTCTATTGAAAAAGTTTTTACCAACATAACAGGTGTCATGAAGTAAAAACCACCAAGGATTTTCTAAACCAAGTTCTAAAACTGAAATTAATCCTGTAAAATCAAAAGAGTTATGTGGAACATTGTAAACATTTAATTCGCAGTTAACTTTTTCGTAGTTTTCTAAATCATCGTGTCCACCTACGAAAAAATAGACATCATTTTTATCAACACCAGAATCGACCATAGAATTTAATAATCTCTTATGTGTTAAATCAAAAAAATCTTTATGAGAACTTATTGCAAATTTCATGATATGAAAAATATGAGTTTTTAATGTAAAATCAATTTATTATCATTAAATAAAATATATCGTATTATGACTGATACCAAGAAAGAGACCAAAAATATTAGAGATCATTTTTTTAGATTTTTAGAAAAAAATATACCTAAAAGATTGGATGGGATTGAATCGGTTAAATTATCAGTACTTAATGAAATTCCACAAGAATATTATTCAATTATTTTATCGTTAAATGAATTTGTTAAAAACGATGAATGTCAACAATTCAAAATGTTATCTGAAGTACAAAAACTTTTTAACTATTATGGTATGGAAAATGGTTTTGAGATTAGAGTTGTTTCTAATTAATGAATATTTATTATAAAATATTTACATGGCAAATGCTAAGAAAAAACCAAAACCCATGAGATCAAGAAGAAGTGGTATCAAAAGTGCAAAATTGGTTACCAAAAATCATGAGGTACTAAAAAAACTAATGCAATAAAAAGAATAAAGTAAAATAAAATGGCTAATTTAACATTTACGGTATCTTTTGGTAACACTCTTGAGGAAGCTAAGGAAGCTCCTCTGGATATTACAGTTTATGCTGAAGATTTTGGATTATGTGCTCCTTGTGTTGATTTAACTGCAAGTTGTTGGGCTTGTGTTCAAACCACACAACAAGTATTTACAGATGAAGCACTAACAAATCCTGTTTCAGATGGATATTATAGATTATCTTATAGTGAAACTAACCCGTATGCTACGTGGCACATAATTGGTGGTTATCCACAAGGTGCTGGATTCTACAACTAATTTAACCCCCATATTTATTTGGGGGTTTTTTCTTTATATTGTTTTTTTTTATTGTAATTTATCATAATGATAAATCAACTTTCAGAGTTTCAACAGATCTTAGATCTAAAAGGAGGTCCTGTTGAATATGAATTATTTATTCGAGCTCCAAATATTAAAATGACTCATCAATCTTATCCGATGTCGATTAGAGAAGTGGAGTTTAATTACCTGAGAGACATTGTTATCAGATACAACCTTAAATCAGGATTAGAGGTGGCAACCGCTTTTGGTGTTAGTTCCGTTGCTTGTGGATTAGGATTTAAGCAAAATGGTGGTAAGTTAATTACTGTTGATGCTTATATAGAAGAGTCTATGGATAATCCACATAGTTATGGTAATATCAAAGAAGTTCATAAAAACACATACGGTTATAAATCACGGAATTATCTTGTAGATCATTTTAATCTAAACGACCATGTTAAATTGGAAGTTGGTTGGAGTCCTGATGATATACCCACTATTTTAGAGAAAAATGGTGTTGATAAATTGGATTTTGTATTTTTGGACGGAGGTCATTTCCCTGAACAAATTATTAAGGATATTAATGGTTTTTATCCGTATCTGGCAGAAAAAAATGTAATCGTACTTCATGATTATATGGATGATTCATACACTAATGAAGTATTAGATGTATTAGTTGAAAAGTTCGGGAAATATCCTACTATTGTATTTCCAAGACCTATTGGTGATTATTTGGCCGTTATTATAAATTTTTAATATGTTTGATATTTTAGAACAAAAAAGTGAATTTTTTAAGATTTTAGATTTACCTAATCAACCTGTTAAGTACAAACTGTGGTCTGATGGTAAAAGTCTTGTTATGGAAAATCATAGATGGCCTATGTCATTATATGAAACAGAATTTTTTTTCTTAAAGGATTTGGTAATAAGGTATAATCTTAAAAATGGTTATGAAGTTGCAACTGGATTTGGTGTGAGTGCGATAGGGGCAGGACTAGGGTTCAAAGAGAATAAGGGAAAATTAGTAACTATAGATTCTTACGTTGAAGAAAAAAGTGAAAATTATTTTATTTATAGAGATAGAGAACCTGTCTCTTACGAAAACACTGATGGTTGGAAATCAGTAAATTTCCTTATTAAAAGTTTTGGGCTTGATGATATTATAACACCTAAAGTTGGTTGGAGTCCATACGATATTCCAACAATTTTAAGTGAATATACACAGGAGAAGTTTGATTACGCCTTTATTGATGGTGGTCATTTTCCTGAACAAATAATAAAAGATACTGAAGTAATATTACCTTATTTAGCGGATAAATGTATTGTGGTTTATCACGATACTTTTCCCGACTATTTTACTGAAGAGGTGATGAATTATATTGAATTAAAATTAGGGAAAAGACCAACAATTGCGTTACCTGAACCACATGGTTTGAATATTTCAACAGTTATAAGAAAATAATAAATTAAAACGAAATAATATGTCAAAAGTTAAATTTTCAACAGAAAAGGGCGATATGATTGCCGAATTATATGATCAAGAAACTCCAATTACTGTAAACAATTTTTTAGAGTTAATTAAAAAAGGTTTTTACGATGGACTAAATTTTCATCGAGTAATTCCTGGATTTGTTATTCAAGGTGGGTGTCCTAATGGTGATGGTCGTGGTGGTCCAGGATACACAATTCCTTGTGAAGTTGATGCGGAAAAACAGTTTCACGATCGAGGTGTTTTATCTATGGCACATGCGGGTAGAAATACTGGAGGATCACAATTTTTTATTTGTCATAATAGACAAAATACACAACATTTAGATAAAAATCATACATGTTTTGGTAGAGTAATTGTTGGATTGGATGTGATAGATCAAATAAAACCTGGAGACAAGATAATTCAAATTTCAATTGAATCGTAATTGTTATGATGTTTTCATCTGCAGAAATTGGTAAAATTTATAAGGTAAAAGATATTGTACAGAATAATCCTTGTTTAGATTGTGAGACTTGTACTCGTTTGAGATTAATGGAAGTAGGGTTTTTTCCTAATTCTAGTTTTAAGATTTTGAAACATATGCATGGAATTTGGGTTATACAATTTTTATCTGAAAGTGGTTATGGCGAGCAGGTGTTAGCATTAAGAGATGAAGAAACTGTTCAGATAATATTGGAGGATATATAACTTATTAAGTATTTATCTTAATAAACAATCATCTATCTTAATTAAAATTAAAATTTGTGAATCTAAATAACGAACAAAAGGCAAAAATTTATAATCAACTTTTATATCAATATCAAAAAGTACAAGAAGAGATACGTCAGATAAAGGCAAAAAATTTTGAGGTTTCAGAATCTGATCAAAAAAAAATACTTTATCTTGAAGGAGTATTAAGAGATCTTTACGGAAAAAGTCAAAAATTATATTAAATTAAAAACCCTCTTATGAGGGTTTTTATATTTATAGATATGAAAAAGAAAATACTGTATATTTTAATTGGATTAATGATCCTTGTTGGTTTATTTTTTTTAATATTAAAAACCAGCAGTGAAGAAAAATATTTTTTACCTGTAGAATTATCTAATAATAATGTAATAACAAATAATATTTTACCAAAATATTTAGATACAATTATAAGCGTTGGTTTAGACCAACTTGGTTTGGAAGGTATTAATATCATTGTTAATGATATGTCTGAATCGGCACAATTACTTGTACCAAATTATGAACTTAAAGCACATATTAGGGAATGGAATGGTAGTTTTTACTTATTTGTGGGAAATTTTGATAGAGATGATGCTATTAAAGTTATTTCACACGAATTAATCCACGTACAACAATATAGTAGTGGAGATTTAAGTTATTTGGATGGATTTGTTTACTGGAAAGGAGATGAATTCAATCTTAATGAAACTGATTATGATAAAAGACCTTGGGAGGATGATGCATTTGACAGAGAAAAGTCTCTATCAAATGCAATATCCAAAATATTACTTGATTAAATAGAGTAATATTTATCCAAGATTTCCAATCTGTCTTCCGCATCAATCAACAACCTGAGTGCATCTTCAGCATTATTCCAAAAATCCTTAGTTGAGTGGTCTCCAATACCTACGGAATTATCCATTAGAAGTTCTAAAGATAATAACGCCTTAGCCTTATCAGATTCTGCGGACGTTCTAAGCATGTTAATAACCGAATTTCTCATAACTTTTCTATTTTTTATAAACTTAATAAAAAAAGTTATATCTATCAAACAAATTAATCTTTGAATTTGAAACCTGTTACATTTTCAACAACTTCTTTGGGTACTTCATGTGATTTTAACCCTGTTGGTTTTTCTGTTGTGTTGTAAAACATAAATGCGTACCACTCTTTTGTTTTTTTGATGTAAATAACCTTCCAGCATTCATTTGGAACTGAAACACGACCTATTTTTTTTATTTCACCTATATTTCCAGCCCATACCTTCACCGAATCATATTTTTTCGCCTGTTCCCTAGTAAAAACCTCAAGTGATTTCCAATCACCCGCATTTAATGAGTGATATTGTGGTGACATATTTGAAAAATAGAAACATTCTTCCATTTCCTTAGTGGTTTCACACTGATTGTCAGCGGCAGGTGCCATATGACCTCTATCAAGGCCACTTCCTTTATAATCCAATTCTAAATTTGTATGATCTGGTAGTTTTGGATCCGGAGCAAACTTATCTTTTCTCGGTATTGGTTTATCACAAGTTACTTTAGCGTTTGTTACCCACCATTCAACAAGTACCGGATATTTTTTGGATTTTGAAAAAACTGTTATATAATTCTTATGACTTATCCTGATAGTATCTTGAGCGTAAGACCATGATATTAAGGATAATAAAATAAAAAAAACGTATATTTTTTTCATAAAAATAAATACTTTACTCAAAACTATTTTAGGTTATAACTTCATTATGGTAATTTACAAAAAAGAAGGGTTTGTGTGGAAGATTCCAGATGAAACTACTCATGAAAATTTAATTTTTTTAATAGAAAAATTGGGTTTTGAATTATTAGTTGATGAAAATATAGACATTTCAGATTGTAAAGTCATTTGTAGTGTTAGGAACCCATATGAAAGGGTTTTATCTTTATTTATTAATCTTGAAATTATTCATAGGGTTGCACTTACTAAAGAGATTAAGAACACAATCATAAAATATTTCAAAGAATGGATTCATATTTGTTTTGAGAAAAGGAAATTAGTTGTTGACCTAAATGACTATGGGAAAAACAGTAAAATAGTCCAATCTCTCCAAGAATCTTTTTTTGAGGGTAAAATACCTGATTTATATATAAAAAATGAAAATATACAGGATGACTTAAAAAATATTAAAAGTTTATTAAATATTGGTAGTTTGGAATATCATGAATTTAGAGATATAGTTTACCCTATCGATATGAAATATGATTATAAAGACTTTTATGATGTTGAGACTGCAAAGTTGGTGTATGTTTACTTTTTTAATCATTTTCACTTATTTGATTATGATCCATTTTCATTTACTAATGAGGTTTTAAGCGATGAAATTAAAATTAAATTCATTCACGACACATTCTAAAACTAAAAAGTATTTATCAATTATGAGAAAGCAATTTATTTTAACAGAAGAAGAAAAAAAGGATATTAGAAATTTCTATTTCTTTGAGCAATCGGAAAAGTCCGAGGAAAAAAGATTTTGCCATAAAGGTAATACAAAATCTTTAGAGGAGATTGTAGGTGACCTTGAAGGTGAAGATTATATTGAAGGGGTTAAGTTACGTAAGAAAGGTGTTAATGGTTTGGTTGATATGATCGAACTACTTAAAACACTAAGATTACATCCACAAATCTCTGATGGTGGAGAAGATTTGGCATTCAACATTATGAATTCGTTAAAGGCGTACAAACCTTACAATTATTTTGAAGAAACTAATAAGAGTTGTAATAGATCAATGGATAAAATAATTGAACTTTACAAAGAGAATAAGCACGGTGAAGAATTGGTTAAAGATATTGAAAAAGTATATCAAACGGATTATTTATCCGCAAGAGCTAAGGAATTCCTGAAACATGGACTCGGAATGATAAAAGGGGAATAATTTGATTATTCCCTTTTTTGTTTTATAATTTATTGTGAGCACACAAAGTCATATAGACAAAGTTAATCTTAAGCCAAACATTCTCCATTATCCACATCATGTAGGGGCACCAAAAATTGAACCTGTAGATACGACATTTTTCAAAGATAAAGGAACTCAAAAAGTTAATAAGGTATTAAAGAGGAGGTACGAAGAACTCGTTAAAGAAGCAGAAACCCTCCAAAATTCGTATTTAACCAATCAGGAGGTCTATGACTCACATTATAGTTTTGAACCTGTTATTGGGGAGGTATATCACTTATATGAGGATTCTAAAGGTAGGAAAACATTGTCTCTGATCTCTCCTAACGAATGGTCGATGAAACATCTTTATTCTGTTGTATTAAATTCTGACCTAACATGGACGAGAATAGACTAAAGAAGATTTGTTCAAAAATACTTGAGAAATATAATTTTTCAATCACATCATTTCGTTTACACCCCACACACCAGTTGTGTGAGGATGGTGTATGGAGAGAATATTCTTATTGTGTTTTTATTGAAGTTACTAGAACAGGTAGTGATCATTATGAAAGGGTTGATGTCTCTAAACTAATGGAAGATTATGTTGGGTGCGAATTTATCGTAGATTTTTCCTACTAGGCCTAGACTAGTATTTTTTATTAATATTTTTTTAATTTATATTATTATTCTAAAAGAATAATAATTATTGCCCTCGTCTTAAAAAGACATTTTTTCACCAAAAAAATTTTTAGTAGTGTCTTTGTATTTATTGTTTATAAAAAAGAAGTAATGCCACAAGAAACAATTTGGACAGTTTTAGTAACAATAACAACAGTATTAGGAGGAGGTTCGGCTTGGAGATACTACGAAAAAAGAGCAATGAGAAAAGAAAGAGATGAAGAATTCATTCGTCATGATTGTAAAGATAGAATTGCAAAATTAGAGGCACTATTAGAAAGTTCATCAAAAGAAAAAGATGAGATGAGAATAACTATTCTTAAATTAACAGAACAAGTTGCTGCTCTTGCGGTTAAAGTTGATTTTTTACAGAAAGAAAATTCTGAATTACATACGTTACTTAACAAAAGTTCTTTATGAGAAAAGTAATTAAAATAACAGAATCAGAACTTTTAGAAATTATTGAAAAAATAATTCACGAACAAACTGGACCTGGAATAACGTCAAACACGAAATTAGATAGTACAAAAAAAACTGTAAAAGGTTATTCTTGTGTTCCTGAAAATTTGAAATTATTCGTAGATTATGTGATTACAAATCAATCAACTTTGATGAAAGAATTAAATGTTGATTTTCCCACACTAACTTTACTTACAAAAGCTTCGATTGGTATTATTGGCAGAGAATCTAAGTTCGGACAATTTATAGAATCCTCTGATGTATTTTCTGAAAGATTACGTAGTGCTGGTTTAGGTTCTATAATTGATTGGGGGATGAAAAAAATATACGGGCCAGAAAGAACACAGAGTTTAGGGATTGGACAATTTACACCTAGTGCATGGAAAAAATATGGTCTTGATAAAAGTATTGGTGATTATGACAAATCTTTTAACGAAATAAGTCAGGGATTAGGTGTACTATATTCACTAACCACCAGGTATAAAAAGGCTTTATCCAACGGATTAAAAACCAATCCTTCAGTTAATCCTATATTATCAAAATATGGTATAGTTAAAAATATAAATGGTACTGGTAATCATGCTTTAGATATGGCAATTTTAGGTCATAATATGCCTGAACAATCAACAATTTATCCTTATTGTAAGACTAACCACGAATTATATATGGCACCTTGTTTCAAAACAAAGCATTCACCATATACCAACCCAAGTTCATTTGACCCTAATAATACTTTGTTACAAAAAGTAAAAGATCCTAAATTAAAACAATTTCCTGGTGAATTGATCGTTAAAAAAAATGAGGTGGTAGATGGGTTTTTTCCAAATTTGAGAGGTCCAAAACACACTGGGATAGGATACGTTGAGGAAGTTAATGGGTATATGAATTCTTTGAATTGTTTTTAATTAAAGTTACCCACAATAAAAACAGATGGTGTTGGTACTTTTCCTATTTTACGTTGTAGATCAGTGACTGTTTGGTATTTGTAATTTATATTTTTATATGACACACCAACTTCAATTGACGCCCCTCCATCAAACATCAATGCATTCCTCAATCCTAACATCTTAGATATCAAATAAAAATCATAAACGGAACATTTAGAATTTTCAATTGTATGAACTACTACAATATTACCGTTTCGTTTTTCACCAATTAAAAGTCTTGGTAGTTTATATTTGGCCCATTTTTTATTGAAGATTTTATAATATGGAATTCCTTCTTTTAGTATTGGGGTATGGGTTTGTGAAGAATATAAGACATTATTTGGTCTGTCGTTAAAATAAAATGATGGTGTATCTCCATTCGATGTAAAAAATCCACCATTTTTGTTTCTTTTTTTTATGGTTTTACCATTTATTTTTACTTCACCCAACGGATCGTTTTCTATAGTGAAATAATTTGAATTTATGTAGAAATCGTATTTACGATGATTTTTATTTACTATTCTGTAAGACACAGAACCTTTATATAATTCAATTATATTAACTTTGGAGATTATTTTATTTTTTGTTGAAAAGTCTTTTTGATAAATTCTGACTTTGTTTTCAAGTTGTTGGGTTTGTTCAATATTTGGTGATATGAACATAAAAGAGACAATTATTACGGTAATAAAATGTTTCATAAGGTAAAGATAGGATATTTATTTGAGATAATAGTAAAATATGAAAAAAATTATAAAATTAACCGAACAGGATTTAGGAAGAATAATAAATCAGGTTCTTCAAGAACAATCAAATATCGGTTCTAAAGAAAATATTAATCCAAAAAACTTGAAACTCGGTGATGGAGGTAGAAAAAATCCAAAACAAGTTGGAGATGTTAAAAAATTACAGCAAAAACTGATGGATTTGAAACTTCTAAAAACCAAATCAATGATCCCAACAGGATATTTCGGCCCATTGACTAAATCCGCTTTGGATGCTTATGAAAGTTCTGTATTGCCAAAAAAATCAACAAAAGATACATCTAATAAAACTCAACCAGTATCATCAAAAGACAGTGCTTTAAGTGGAAATATAGATACAAAATTTAAGGATCAATTCAAAATTGAAAAACTGAATGATAAAGATTCTACTTTTGTGTGTAAAGCAGGTCAACCTGACTGTGGTACATTTGTTAATGAATTTTCAAAAAAACTTACTGCAGTTGGTAATGCTTGGTTAGCTCATGATATTGATAAAGCAGGAACTAGAGTTATGAGTTCTTATACATCATTAAATCCTGAACAAATTGATAAGGTTTTTAATATATTCAAAAAAATAGTTAACCAAGGAGGGCCGAAAGCAAGAAAAAATGGTGGTCAAGTTGAATCTATTAAATCACTTCAACAGGAGTTAATTAAAGATGTTTCACCATCGAATCTAAAGGTTGACGATGTGGTTGGAATATATTATCCACCGTCAGATCATCATGAAGAAGCTTTTTATGAAGCAGGTAAACCTTACTTCGTTTCTGATGGTAAAGGGGGTTGGAAAAAGGGTAATACTATTTCAACAGGAAAAGGTTTTGGTATGAACACCCACTTAGGAATTGTTGGCGGTATAAAAAATGGAGTTCCTTTAATTTTTCACAATATAGGTGGAGATGTTTATTCGGATCCTTATAATAAATTGAGAGGTGGGGGTAAGATTGCTTGGATAAAAAGGAGTTAAACATCCCATCTTATCATAACTTTACTTGGAATATCTGAAAAGAAATACGGTAAGGTTTCTTGAATCAAATAATCGGCAATTTCTCTATCCATAACTGATTCATTTATTTCATCACCCAACATAATAACGGCCTCTACTAAAATTGAAGGATTTGTGATTGAGTAAGTTAAATTATGTATTTTAATTGAAGAATTTTCACCATAAGCTTCCTTGATAACATCGGAATTCTTTTTGTTGATATGTTTTTCGATTAGGCGACAGATTTTCCTCTTCCTATCCATAATAGAAATATATAAAAAAAACTTAAGTCTTAAACTTTATCGACCTTGACCACGATAATTCTTCTCGGATCTATCGTGTTTGTTGTAAGATTTTTGGTGTTTACCTTTTTTTCTTTTTCCAAAATTTACTTTCCTTGATTCTCCGCCCTTTGTACCTTTTGCCATAATATAGGTTTTGTGAATAAATAGTCTAATATTTATAAACATGATATTATCAGAACAAGAAAGAGAAGATATATTAAAAAAATATAGTGATAATACTTCAGATGAAGTCCTACGTCATCTTAGAAGAAATTTTCCTGTGGGGAATCCTGTTATAGATATCGGCGGATTTTCTCCAAATATGATTACGGTTAATAATAAATCCTATTGGATTGAGGGAAATAAAAAGTTTTTGGTTAATAAGATTTTTGGTTTAATAGAAGATAAGTTTAATCATATTGATAAACCAACAATCAGAAGAACAGTAAAAAAATATTTAGATTTTTTCATATAAAATTTGTCTTAATCAAAACTTTGTCTTAATTTTGTAAAGGATTTGAGACCCATAGGTGATGAAAGATACTCAGGTAACTCAAATTAAGTTCTTTGGTAGTGGTAGCTCAGTTCAGGTAGAGCAACATCTTGAACCGATGTGTGCCAGTGGTTCGATTCCACTCCCTACCACAAAAAAATTTTTATTAAAAGATTTGTTTGTTTGTCGAAACTTACTTATCTTTGTAAAAGAAATGGACAGCGGAATGTTTGTTAACGGTGGTTTCCCATACTCACCTGAATGGATTCTTCTCCGCTTTATAAATTAGAATCAGATTTCATTAAAAACACGGGCAGTTTGTGAGAATGGTCATCTCAATCTTTCTGTAAAAGATAAAACTCACCAAGTCTTTTTTTCTATGGTATGTTTTTTCAGACTTAATTAAAAAAACAGAAGTTTGTCCAACTTTACGGGTTTCAGAGATTGACCTACCACAAAACAACTCGAATCTTGTCCTGACGGGGACTCACGGGAAGACGACGGTCTTCCCTTTTTTATTTTATTTTTTTATATTTTATAATTATGGGTTTGTATTCAGAAAGAGAGATATATTATACTGAAGATGGTAGATTAATTGAGCAGGATAGTGGATATTCTATTATGATGGATTGGGAGAGACCGTTAATGGAATTTCAGGCAAAACAAGTATCCCAAAATGGTGGTGATATTATTAACATCGGGTATGGAATGGGATTTGCTGATCATGAAATAGAAAAATATAATCCTAAAACACATACAATAATTGAAATTCATCCTACAGTACAAAGTAAAATATTATCTTTAGGTTGGAATGCAAAGGATCATGTTAGATTATATTTTGGTGACTGGAGGTCATTTAAGAATAAATTACCTAAGTTTGATGGAATTTATTTTGATACGTGGGATGAACAAATGAATGAGTATATTGATTTTTTACCATCGATAATGAAACCAACATCTGTTGCGACTTTTTTTAACAATCCAAAAGACGATAAAGATGGTGATAATCTACCTGATGAGATTGTGGATCAGTTGAAGAAATATTTTGATATTGAAATGACTAAAATGGAAATACCATTTATTGACACATATGAAAGACAGAGTGGTAGAAATGACATGTATTATTGGAAGTATGAATGGTCAACATATTATTCACCATTATTAAGACTTAAGAAATAATAATATTTATTGGTAACTAAATTACCAAGATATGAAAAGATTTTTTTCAAAATTATTTAATGATAACAACACAATTAATGAAAAAAGTGTTGTTGGGTTTATGGCATTTACTATGATGATAGGGTTTGCAATCGCAGATATAATAACAGGATCTTTAGGAAAAGATCTTATAATTAATGAATTTATATTTAATTCTTTCCTTTGGTTAGTGTTAGGATGTTTCGGTATTGCATCTGTAGATAAGTGGATTAATAAAACAAAAGGGTCTGATAATACTTCGGAATAAGGATTTTTATTTAATTTTGGTATTTATAGTTTATGAATATTATATTAACGGAATCTCAATATTTTCGTTTTTTGGAACAAAGAGGTGGTCAGAATAAGTTGAGTACTGATACATTTATTGAAAAATCTAAAAAGATACATGTTAATAGCGACGGCACTCCAAAGTACGATTATTCTTTGGTGGATTATCAAGATTCAAATACACCTGTAAAAATCATATGTCCAAAACATAAAGATAAATGGATTGAAAAAACTGGAAATGAATATTTTACGATCAGACCGTCAAAACATTTACAAGGACAAGGTTGTAGATTTGATTTTATTGAAAGTAAGTTAAAATATTCTGATCAGGAGTTATCCGATGAGGCTATGAAGTTCAAAACTTCATCAGAGTTCAAAAGAAATTCTCCATTGTATTTTAATGCATCACAAAAAAGAGGGAAAGAGTTTTATGATGAAATAACATCACATTTTGTTTTTGAAAAAGAATCATCAGGAGAACGTCAAATTTCCAAAATATTAGTTGATAATGGACTTATCGATGTTAATTGTCTTTCATATAGGAATTGTCCAAATAGAGAGGTATTTTTTGACAATTGTGTTAATACTAAAAAAGGAAAGTACTGTCGACCATTGAGATTTGATTTTTATTTACCTAAATTAAAAACTATAATTGAATTTGATGGGGAACAACACTTTAGACCAAGTAAAAAATTTGGTGGTGAAAAATTTGAAACTACAAAAGAAAATGATAATATCAAAAATGAATTTTGTAAAAAAAATAATATTAATTTAATTAGGATTCATTATAAGTTTCCTCCTGATAAAATTGAAGAAGAATTAATTACTGCAATACAAAATCCAAAACCACTTACACTTATTGGGAACTATTAATAAAGTATATTCTTATGGCGTTTGAAAAAAAACCTGAACCTAAACCAGATAAATGGGAGGTTACTTATGAAGATGACGAATGTGTTCAAATTTGGAGGTATAACTCAAAAAAAACTCAATTTGGTCCTGTAGACGTTGAAACAAGGTGGAAAAAACAATATAATCCTTGGGACCAAAAAAAGAAAACTTTAGGTGATCTAGCCAAAGAAGCAAGAAGAAAAAAAGTGGGTTAATCCCACTTTTTTATTAAATAAACTTTTTTTCGAAAGATTTCATTAAGAACTTAATGTTATCACTACCAACAGGATTTGCAGAATGAACATTCCATTTAGGTAATGGAATTCCGTTAGTCCAGCAATAATCACATAACCATTTAGCAGCGTCATAACCTGTTTTTTCCTCGAATTCACCCTCTAACGGATTTGGTGGGTTTTCATGACCTCCATTATTGAAAAAATATTTTGTATGTTCTCTGGATAAATCGTGATCAAAAGATATCTCATCAGGTACTCCGTTGAGTTCAATATAGTTTACGAATTCATCGTAACTACGAACAATGTCCCATCCCTCACTTTTTGGGGTTCTTACGTCGTCTAAGTATAATTTTTTGTATTCCATTTTTTTCATCATTTTTGAAGGATTCATCTCCAACAATTTGATACGCCTCCGCTAAGCACATACCTACCTTGTCAATTAATTTTTTTACTTTTTTATTTTTTTTTGTTAATGGATGACACAATAAATGATCTTCGACAGTACAAATTTCAATGTAAAGTCTGTCCATCAATTCTAAGTAGTGCCCGTCGTTAATCTTTTTCATTTATTTGAAATATGAAAGGTCTATGACAAATATTAATCCAAAATTTACAAATTAACAAATCAACACCGAAGAGGAAACTTCTTGATGTAGTTCCATTTTTTCCGATTACTGCAGGACCATTTTTTGGTTTTGAAACCGTAGTGTAGGATTTGAACCAAATACCAAGATTATATTGTCTCCAATACATAATCTTATCAATCTTTCCTCTGTCTTTTTCAAACTTATGTCTGAAGACAAAACTTATTCTAAAACCTAATATTGTCATACTTTTTGATTTCATATATCCCAACCATCTTCGTCATACATATATTCAACACAAGGATATTCTCTTCCTTTTTCGTCAATATGACACCACACACCTTCACTTACCCATTTCCAATCTTTACCCTCTTCACCATCAGGTAAGTCAGGTTTTTCTAAAGGGGGGTGATATGCATTCACATCACTGTATCTGTGATTGCAAGCACACCCCCTTGGAACGCAGTCATCACAAAATAGAGAACTACTCCCATTAGAAAATCCTGGCATATAATCCCAAACTGCAACTGCACCACAGGAACATAGTTCTTTAGACATAATATTCAACAATTTTTTTCTCTATGTTATCAAATTCCAAAGATATTGGTTTGTTATGGTGTTGGTATTGTTCATCCAAAACTGAGGCGTTTAGAAATTCTACACCGTTAAAATACTTTTGTCCGTAAGCACAGTGAATGTGACCACAAACATGGATCTTAGGTTGTATCTCCATTATCTTATAAAATAAATCTTGACAACCAACTTGAGTACCACTCGGAAGCCAATCAAGCATCCCGTGAGCAGGACCGTGAGTAATCAATACGTCAGTATCGTTAGGTATCAAAGCCCACTTTTCAGCGAGTTTTTCCCCTCTTGGTAGATTGAATGCCCAATTATAAAATTCAGGTTGCCATGGACTACCATAAAACTTAACACCATCGATAACAACTTCACTATCGAAAAGATAATGAACCCCTTTTTCTTTATATTCAGGTCCGATATCGTTGTGAAGTTCAAAACCCCAATCGTGATTACCTGCAATGAATATTTTGTGAGTATAATTAGTGTTAGAAAACCAATCGAGGAAGTTCTTGATCTCGTGGGTTTTACCCATACCGGTACAATCACCAGCGTGAACTAATACATCACCACCTCCAAGAATATTATTATAAGCCTTGCTGGTAAGGTATTCGTGTTTGTTGTGAGTGTCGCTTATAAATGTAATTTTCATAATATTTGTTCTTTATCTTGTTCATCAGTGTCCCAATTTAAGAAATCCTCTCCTTTATAGTCGGGATGATTCTTTCTCATATAATCAATACCACCTACCCATAACCATACGAGAGAACCTATTAGGGCAAAAGTAACAAAATAAATTATAAACATAAAATTTCTTTTTAATAATTAGTCCCACCAGTGATTCATACCACTACCATCAAACCATTCATCCCATTCGAACCCATTTTTAACCTCTTTTGAATCTGTTAAGGTCTTGTATTCTTTCACATCTTGACCCCTCAGAATCGTCCATAATTCGTTCCATTCGTCATTTTCAAGTTGGTCGGATAAATCATAAACAGACCTATTATGTTTTCTCTCGTCTTCGGATTCGCTATCTTTTAATCGATACAGTTCAGGATTGTCTGGTAAAGGTTCAAACTCGAAATTCATTTTAGATAATTTACCAAGTTTGGATTCTGCCATTTCGATGTATGGGTGAGTATCAATATTATTCAAAATTTCGATAGCACGCCTCATTTTTGCAACCTTCTTCAACCTTGAGCTATCGATTTCCCATCCTTTTATTTCTATATAATCAACAGTACCTTCTAAAGACCTTCTGAAAAGGTTCAGATTGAAAGTATAATCCCATCTTCTATATTCGAATAGTTCTTTCCTGAAGAACCATAAGTTCTTGAAAAACATAGGAATCTTGTACCTGAATAATTCATAGAATTTATATACAGGGTGATGGTGCCAAATCAACCTCTTAATTGATTTACCAAGACTATCGGGAAATTTACTCTTCATTTTTTTCTTTTTTTGAAAAGTTCTAAAAATTTCTTTTCCGGTTTGATTGTTTTGATTGAACCATCAGGCATTTCTTCTATATGAGGTGCTCTCCACACTTCATAAGCCAACCAAACAAAACTTAATATAACTAAAATTATTACGACTTTCATTTTACAAAGATAAGGAAAAAAATAAGACCCGTCAAATAAATTTGCGGGTCTTTTGGAATGCATGTATATGAGAACACTCAATGAGTGATACGGATAAATATAGTTTAATTTATTAAAATAGACAAATTATTGAAAATATTTCTCTACTCTTTTTAATAATTTTTCGTCAAACTCAATACCATGTCTGTCATAAAAATTATCAATTAATGGATCTAAAGATTTGTTATGTTTTTTCAATAAAAAATAGGCACCAAGGTCTGCATCAATTTCGTCATCTTCGTTTCTATCATTATCATGACCCATAATAATATGGGAAATTTCATGTGCTTCAATGAACTTCAATATATCAGAATCAAAATTATCAATAAACTGTTCACCATCGATAATAATTAAATTTTGATTTGGAACCATAAACCCATAACCCAATACATCGAATATTGGTTTTAATTTTTCATAATTAGGGTTATCTGAAAGAACAACAGATATTAGTACCTCAGGTATAAACTCACTTTTATATGTTAAATCTTCCATAATATTTTCGAAATTAGGTCAATAAAGAATAATATTCTTTGAAATGTTTTTTTCTATCCTCCAAACCAATCGTACCCCCGTTAACACATTTGGTAACGCTGGTTACAGTTGCGTCTGTTGAATCTACACATTTACTTAGACAATTCTTGCTGAAGAACCATGCAGCTGACAATAAAGGATATTTTGTTGCAACCAAATCAGGATTTGAAACTAAATCTTCATTAATCGCTTTACCAAAGGCGGTATAATTATTTTTTCCGGTTAACTGAATATAGCCGCGGCCTCTAAACTTGAAACCTTCTTTTGTTTCCTCAATACCATTTCCCATTCTTCCACCATATACTCTTGAAGCAATCTTTTCAGGCTGTTTTGCATAAGATTCTGAAAGAGTACCTGGAAAATATTTTGGAAATATTTTTTTTAGACCTTGTGAGGAGTAATTAAGATTCTCATTTACCACCTTAAATCCACCTGATTCATGTCCACATTGTGCTAAAAAGTGAGCCAATTTAAGTGGAGTGTCAATCTTGAATTTTTCCGCAGTTTCAGGTATTTGTGAGATCACTGAATCAGGTATATGACCCTTAAGTTTATCTAATTTTAATCCACCGACCTGAGGGGCAACTTGAGGGGTAGATGAAACACCCATAATTTTATTCCATGTGGAATCACCGACAATACCGTCAGGAGTTAATCCATTTTTTAATTGAAAGTTTTTTACGGCTTCTTCGGTTTTCTTACCAAAATCACCATCTGAGACAAGACCTAATTTCTGTTGGAGTTTTTTTACGTCTTCACCTTTAGAACCTAATTTTAGTATCATGGTAATTTACTTTTTCAAATAAATACCTCCAACAATACTTTTTAGTTCTGAGGCTTCAATACCGTAACTACTTCAGGATATTCAACATCTAAAACCTTATTGTTCTTATCCTCATACGGTATATTCTGAAGTACATATCTAATTGAATTCAAACCTGAGATACGTTTATCTTCAGCATCTATGATTACCCAAGGGTGATTTACTGTTGAAGTTTTGTCAAATAGTTTTTCTTTGAACTCAGTAAATCTATCCCATAGATCTTGCATTTTTGCGTCGTTAGGGGAATACTTCCAGTATTTTAATGGTGATTTTTGTCTAATATCAAATCTTCTCTTTTGAGTTTCTTTATCGATTGAGAACCATAACTTAAAAAGGTAATCACCTTCTTTAACTAAATCATTTTCAAAATTTTCAACATTCTCCATAAAGTCCTCATATTCTTCTGCACTACCATAACCCATAACAGGTTCAACTAACCCTCTATTATACCAGCTTCTGTCAAATAGATTAATCATTCCTGGTCTGATTTGTTTTTTGTATCTATCCCACCATGATTTTCTTTCTTCAGGAGTTGGAATTCCAAGAGCAATTACATTGTAATATCTTGGGTTTAAGTTTTCAACAAATTTCTTAATTGAAGATCCCTTTCCTGCAGAATCTCTACCCTCAAAAACAACTATTACAGTTTTTCCGGTTTTCTTTAACCACTCCTGTAATTTCAACAATTCAACTTGTAAATCGAAAAGTTCTTTTTTATAAACTTTCTTAGATAAGATTGACGGTTCCTCATCTTCAAAATCATAGTCGTCAAATTCTGGTTCTACACCATACCCGGATCTATCTCTATATTGTAATGAAGTCAAAACCTTACCAAAATAAGATTCAACATTCTTTTTCTTATCACCCTTTTTCAATAATACTTTTCTTAATCCTCTTTCTAAAAGACCAAAATCAATAATTTGATTTTTCGCTTTTTTAGAGATATCTAATAACATCTTTTCAATAGGTCCTTTATATAATTTAAGATATTTTAGGATTTCTATTGTTTTATCCAAATTAGGGTTCATGATAGGAGTTTCCTCTTCATTGATACCCATTACTGATTTTATTCTTGATAATTCTTCGTTAAGTATTTCCATGGTACAAAGATAAATACTTCTCACGAAATAAAAAAAATAAAAAACCCCTCATTTAGAGGGGGTTTTTAAGTAGGTAATTTTTTGATTAACAATAAACTCTGAGTAAATAGCCTACTAAAGCACCTACCCATACACCAATAGGAAACTCTTTCTTATTACCACCCATCAAAGACAAGTGAGCAACAACTGCACCACCCATGAAAGTGGAAATCAAAACAAGACCGAATACTGAAGTCATTGGAATCAAAAGTAATATAGAGCCTATCATTTCTCCAACACCAGTTTCAAATCTATATTTCTCTAAGTTCATAAATTTGAAGTTTCCTTTAGACTCCTCAGTACCTCTAATTTTATCAAATGCGTTTTTCGATAAGAACAAAGAGGTGGCTACTGAAATAACCCAACCGATAATACATAAAATTGTCATAATATAAAATTTAATAAATGTTAAACAAAATATGTTATAATGTCAAATAAAAATCCCCTCATTTAGAGGGGATTAATTTTATTCGTTGTCTGTAAATTTACGATCTTACTCGCGGTTTTCTTGTTGTATCAACAGGTGTTGGAGTATTACTCGATCTTACTCGTGGTTTTCTTGTTGTATCAACAGGAGTTGGAGTATTACTCGATCTTACTCGTGGTTTTCTTGTTGTATCAACAGGAGTTGGAGTATTACTCGATCTTACTCGTGGTTTTCTTGTTGTATCAACAGGGGTTGATCCATCACTAGGTCTAACTCTACCATTCATTACAATAGTATCTTTCGATCTAACTCTAGCACTCCTCATAGAATCACTTGATTCTAAAGGAATTGTTACTTTTTCTTCAGTTATAATAGGAGTTTCGATAACGACATTGTCTATAATCACACTTTCCTCAGATACTTTATTACAAGAGATAGATAAAGTTAAAAATAACAGTAATAATAAATTTTTCATTTTGATTAATTTTGATTTAATTGTAAAGTATCAATTTTCTGATTTAATTCTAATGAGTCAATAGTTTTGAACGAACTATCTTCAGAAATATTTCTCTCTACATTTATAAATATAGTATCAATTCGGGTTAGATATAGTTTAGGGAAATTTGATAATTTTTTCTGAAAAATGGTTTTCTCAGATTTATACAATTGAATTTCTCTTAATACCCCAATAATTCTTTCATTTGTTATTGAGTCGCATTTCTTAAATACACTATCTGATTTTACAATATTTTCCTGACTCTTAAATAAAATACTATCTTCTAAATTATACTCACTCTCTGATAAGTCATTTGAAGTACAAGAAAAGAATAGAGAACAGATTATTATAAATTTTTTCATATTATTTTTTATTTTTAATCAGATATTTCAAATAAAAAAATACCGACCAAGATAGTAACATCCCAATTCCAATATTCAGAGTAATTTCACTAAATCTAGGATTATAAGATATTACAATATTTGATGTTGCACCAATCAAAACAAGAATAATACTAGTTTTGAGATATAACCTTTCAAATGTAGGTAATTTATTAATAATATTATCATCTTTTTTTTTGAAACCCTTAAAAACAAAAAAAGACATCCCTAAAACAATTAAAACGCTAGCAATAGTATTCAGTATCATTGTATTTTACCTAATTCTTGTAATAATGAAATTTTAGCAATTGCCGCTGCAAGAGCGCTATCTGATCTTCTAAGTTGGTCTGAAAGTACCTCGACCCTTTTTTCTAAAACTTCTATTTTTTTTCCTTGTTTTTCAATTTGATTATTATAGTTGATTTTACCATCAACATACAAATATCCAACGGCAAGTATTACTATAAATAACAATCCTTTAACGGGTTCTTTAGAAAACTCCGTAAATGTTATTGGTGATTTTATTGATTTCAGCACATTATTAACCGCTGGTTTATGATTCGCCATTATTTTATTATTTATATTTTTTTATTAACCAATAAATTGAGATAATATCTTGGTTATCATAAATATTATTATTTAGTTTAATTTAAGATAGATTTTTTTTATATTTATATAAAACATCAAGCTATGAAAAAGTTAATATTATGTTCATTTCTCTCCTTGATGACTTTTACATTACTAGCTCAATCAAGTGAAAGACAACAAAAGCTAAACATTAGAAGTGGTGGGTTCACACCAAGTACGTTCAATAATTCTCCCCAACTTAGATCAAATTTCTACGATGAGAGACAACAGAAATACTCAGAACGAGACTATAACAGACCAAGACCAACAAAGCCCGGATCTAACGTGATTATAGGACCAGGATTTTATGATCCTTATTGGGATTTTGGATGGGGATTTAATCGTTGGGGAATGTGGGGAGCACCGATGTTCGGATTTAATTATTATAGCCCTGGATTCTATAGAGATCAGTGGGGTTATAGACAACCAATGAGGATTTACCACTATGAAAACGGGAAAAAAGACACAATTCGTGGGAAAAAAACACCAATATCATTTGGTTTGCAGACCTCAACAATTAATGAAATCGGAGGATTTTTAACGATAGGTAATAGAGATTATTTTATTGTTGATTTTAGTTCTAAAAATTCTAAAAATAAGTCAATATATTACCCGGAAATTACTGTAGATCAGGTAATTGTGTGGAATGACAAAAAATTGTCTGACATTGAGGAAGGTTGGTCTTTATATATGGGGTTAGGTAAAAGATATAAAAGAACGGGTGTTCACTTTATGTTAGGGTATGTTTCACAAAGAGATTATTATCAATATTTTGATGAAACATATATTCTTTCAAATAACGGAAAATATAGTATTGATAATTTTTCGAGAGATTTTATATCAGCTAAGATTGGTGTTGTTCATGACATGAATAGAGTTTCTTTGAAAGGGGATTTTGATCCACTTAGAAATAATTTCACATTTGGTTTAGGTATTAACTGGTAGTATTTATTGTAAAAGACATGAAAAAACTAATTACCTTACCAAACTTACTAATATTAATACTATTAGGGATTATTATTTTTGATAAATGTACTCCAGGGAAAAAACCTGAAATGATTAGAGTTGATGGTAAACCTTATGAGGTGTTAAAATGGAAGATAGATACTCAATATGTTTCTAAAAAAGTTATTGTTGCTAAACCAGGTAAAACTATTATAAAGGACACAACAATTTATGTTAAAGTACCTGAAAAAGTTGATACTTTACAAATTCTCAAAAACTTTTATGCTAAAAATTCATACAAGGATACTCTTATACTTCCTGATAGTTTAGGATTTGTTTCTATATCAGATACAATTTCTCAGAATAAAATTTTATTTAGGACATTTAGTTCTGACGTGAGAGAAAAAGTAATTACCGATACAAAAATTGTTAAAGATTTACCTAAAAATCAGGTTTATATTGGGCTTAATAGTCAATTTTCAAAACCAAGTTTTGTCAATAGTGTTGGAGGATCCATATTACTTAAAACAAAAAGAGATAAGATATTTCAAATAGGGGGAGGAGTAACATCTAATAATTTAACACCTTATGTAAACGGAGGTATTTATTGGAAAATAAAGTTCAAATAATTACTCATGAAAAATTTACTTGGAAAATTAATACCTGCGATTACCAAACTAAGTGGTAAAAAACCGATTGTTATTATATTTTCGGTTTTACTTATTGGTCTTGGAGTATTTGCAATACAAAAAGGATATATTGGTGAAGAATCAATTAATTTTGGATTAATTATTGATCAAATAGATCAAACATTTATAGATAGTTTAGAAACTGGTGATACTATAGAAATAATAAAAGTTGATACTATTTTTGTAACAATAGATTCTACAAAATAATTTTATGGAAAACTTAAAAGATTTAATATTAGAGGTATTAGAAAATTATAAAGAACCAACATTGATTCTTAAAGAAGACATTAAAATTTCTGATTCTTTGAAGTATCATATAGATAACAAATTATCGTTGACAAATAACATATATAGAGTTTATTCCCAAGCATATTTTGATTTAATTAATGAGGTTAGAGATCTTTGGAATGAAGAATTAATTGAGTTAAATGAGGAAGATGTCCAAATGGTTGAGTCAGATTTAGGATCAATAACAGAAATTAATGGTGAATTAATTTACTTAGATGCACCTTTTATCTTGGAATCTTGGACTGAGGAAGAAATTTTGGAAGAAGCGAAACATAGAGGTAAAAATGTAAAACTTGGAAAACCATTTAGAACACCGGGTGGTCCGAAAAAATTTGCGGTGTATGTTAGAAAACCTGGTGGTGGTGTAAAAAAAGTTACATTTGGTGATCCTGGATTAAAAGTCAAAAACGCTAACAAAAAAGCAGCAAAATCATTTAGAGCTAGACATAAGTGCTCTGAAAAAAAAGATAGAACTACCGCAGGGTATTGGTCTTGTAATGTTGGTAGATATGCAAAACAATTAGGTCTATCTTCGAAAAATGCTTGGTAATTATATGGAATTTCCATTCGAACAATTACAAAAAGACGGTAAAATAATTAGAACATTTCAGATTGATGTTGATTCTGAAGAATTGAAATGGCATCAAGATCTAAAAGATAGAAGAGTTAAGATAATAGAAAGTGGTAACTGGCAATTTCAGTTAGAAGATCAATTGCCAAACAAATTACATGTAGGACAAGAATTATTCATTGAAAAATTTGTTTGGCATAGAGTAATAAAGGGAGATTCAAAATTAGTCGTAGAAATTGTTGAATTGAATTAAAATTATCTTATTTTTAGTTCATGGTAGATTACAATTTAGCATCAAAAATTAAGTCACAATATAGAAATGCCTTTCCATATCCTCACATAGTTTTGGATAATTTTGTTGACCCTCATATTTTAAGAGCTGCACATCAAGAAATTCAAAACTATAAGAACTGGGGGTTTGATTCATCACAAGGAGAGATGGAAGTTAATAAATTCAATACCCCATGGTGTGAAGAAAACATTAAAGAACTTGAGAGAGACGCACCTATCTGTAGGTATATGTTAAAATATCTTTATTCACAAACCGTTTTAGATTTTTTAACAGAATTAACAGGAATAGAAGGATTGATTCCTGATGATAGTTTTTATGGTGGTGGAATTCATAAAATAAACCCTGGAGGTCAATTGGCAGTTCATGCGGATTATAGTTATCATAGATTTACAGGATTACACAGAAGGATAAATTTACTTTTATACATGAATGAAGGTTGGGAAAAAGAATGGGGTGGAAATTTAGAATTATGGAAACCTGATATGTCCGAGTGTATTGCTAACATCGAACCATATTTCAATAGAGCCGTTATTTTTAACATAACAAACAATGCACTTCATGGTCATCCGAAACCATTATCTTGCCCTGAAGGAAAATCTAGATATTCTTTCGCTTTGTATTATTTTACAAAAGAAAGACCTGAAGATGAAATTGAAATTAATATGAGGGATGGAGATATGACATCTGTATTATGGAAGGAATCTCCTCAAGAAACTGTTGAAAGGATTAATTCAACTGATATTTTTAGATTCTAAATAAATTTTTCAATATCAAATTTATTAACGAATGCTGGAAATGATTCTTTGTATGATTTGGATGTCTCATCCGTAATTTTATTTGTAAACTGCCAGTTCCAATAAAACTGATTTTTTACTTTGAAACCAAAGAATTGGTGTACTTTTTTTTGAGTGTCAACCACGTCCATACCCTTCCAATTCTGTCCTGTACAAATAAACCCTGATTGAATATTTTCTACAATATTTGATTCACCCAAAGTTGCATGTCTATTTTCAATCCAAGTTAATCTTTCGATAAGTTTTTGATAGAAAACACTGGCTTGACCCCATCTTACTGAACTGAAAAATATTACAGCATTAGACTCGAACAGTTCTTTAGATATTTTCCATAGTTCGTCATCCTTAAAATTAAGAGATGCCCAACATCTATGATACCCTGATGGGTTCTTTTTATCGTCTTTAAGGAGAGCTTTTTTTAATCCACAACTATTACCATCGGCTCTTGATACATTACCCTCACAAGGTGCTATATTAAGTTCAGGAACATCAATTAAAACCGCTTTATCACCTAAAGCTTCCTGAATCACCATAGCTAAGATAGTAGACTTTGGTATGTCTACTTTATTTTGATCCCAGTTATATCGGTTAGAACATGAAAGTAAAAGAACCTTATCTAACTTATCAAGTTCGGATATTGTTTTTTCTAACCTTTTAAGGTTTCCTGTTGAACCATTTTTTTCTGAAATGTTATACTTGTCAAGTATTTCGTTGAGTTGTGTCATACTCATATAAATATAGTCCTATTAATTATAAACCCCACTTTTGTGTGGGGTTTATTTCTTAGGCTCTCATATTTGGGGCGACTCTTGGCATTAACTCAGTTAATTGTTGTCTGGTTTCTTCAATAACATCAGGTTCACAGGCTTTAACATTCATATCAGGGGACAATCTATAGAGTGAATTACATTCTTCAGCTACTTTATGTAACGTTTTGAGATCTAGAAACCATGAATTAGGTTTGTTACATTTTACTATTGATTTAATTGTAGGAACTAAACAATCATCCAAATCAAGTTCAATCGAATCACGTCTATTATCTAATGAGTCCCAAAAAGTAATATCTTTCATTACATCATCAGTGACACCGTGCATTGCAACTTTATATCCTGTTTTTTTGTTAATAAAATAAACCAAACTACCATTATGGAAATACTTGAAAAAGTAATCCTTTTCCCTCTTGAATGTAGTACACCATTTGGTACCAGATCCATATTTTGATGATGCTTCAAACGATAATGGTCTTATCACTAACCATGTATCATTTTCGAACTCTTTAACTATTTGTTTTTCTAAAAATTTCTCCGTTTCCTTAATATTACACAATGAGACTTCTGCCATGATGTCAGAGAAATTAGAATATTTTGTGAGATCTGTTTTTCCAACAATACCTTTTTCGTTGAAATTTTTGAACTCCGTGAAGAGTTCCAACTCATCTTTTAGGTAAATTCCCTCCAATATTCTGAATTTAATATATTTCAGATTAATATCTTGATCCTCAATAAATCCAAGATTAGATAAAAAGTTATTAATTTCATTTTCGAAATGTTTTTTATCATTGTCACCCATTTCTTTATTATTGAAAGTATGTCTGTTAGAAAGTATTTTACAGAGAAGCTGTAAATATTTATGACTTTTTGTACCATCAAGTTCAGATAATATATCCAATAAAGTAATATTGAGATGTGGAAATTGTTTTTTCAGAGTTTCTATTCTCGACATTGTTTTTCTTTTTTGTAATTCTAATAAAAATTAAATTTCTTGTCAAATAGCTGTAAGGGAAGGACTCGAACCTTCAAACTGAGATTTAGTAATGAACAAATCTGTGACAGCTTGTTGTCAATCTATATTCATTACCTACTTTCTTTTTTTCAGTGCCCCCGTGACTGAAGGGTGTGTCTGCCTTGGGATTTACCCATTTCACCACCTTACAATTGAAAAAGAAGCAGGATTTACATTTTCGACAGAGACCATTATGTCAAAAAAGACCTAAATACCGAATGGCTTGCGGTTACTTCTAAGTGCGGAGAGAGTAGGATTCGAACCCACGGACCCCTTGCGAGGTCTTCAGATTTCAAGTCTGACGCGATAGACCAACTCTGCCATCTCTCCATTTATTATAAACCCCTATAATATTTACTACGAGGTCTACCTTGTTTTTTATTGGCTCCTTTATAATTATTCGTTAAACTATGACAATTTGGGCAAATTAACTCAAGATTTTCGATTTTATTATTTGTAAAATCTCCATCCTTATGACTCAATTCAATTGGTATTTTTCCTGTATGTGGATTTCTATTTGACCAATCACACAACATACATTTTTCACCGTGAATTTCGATCATATATTGTTTTATCCAATATGCGGTCGATGTTTTACCCCTCATTCCGTTGTGGTTACCATTTAACCACTCTTGAATTTTGGTTTCTCGTTTAACTTTAGCGACACAAGTTTGTGAACAAAAATCGGTTCTTCTTCTCCCTATTTTACCACAACAAGGACAAATTTTTTCCGAATATTTACCCGGCATATCAATTACTTTAATAGTAAATATGTAGGTAGACATTAAAAGTATCTAAAACAGGTATACTCAACCTATATTTTACAAAGAACTATTTTTTCTTCTAGCGTTTTCGGCTTCAGAATACATGCGAATCCAAGTTAAAGTTACATCGACAACCATCAATACAGGAGCCATCACTAAAATTGCCAAAGTTTCAAGACCTGGTGTTGCCCCAACAGGATCATTTCCATATCTTTTAACATAGCTTCTTGTCATTCTCCATATACAATAAATGACCGATATTACATAAATTATCCAAAACATTTTTTTCTATTTGATACAAAGATAGTATATTTGTAGAATGAAAACAATATTATTAACATTTTTCTTTTTTGTGTGTTTATCAAGTCATTCACAAACCACTGACATTATATATCTCCCAAAAGAAAAATCATTGATTACATCCTTGAGATATGGGTTTACCCCAATCGGATTCTATGCGGGTGGTTATCTAACCAAAGATTTTCCGTTCCCATTCACTTACACAACCCCACTATCGATAATCAATCGTGTTGGAATAACACTTACTGGATCTCAGAATAGGTGGGGTGTAATGTTAGGAACTAAAATAGAAAACTATAAAAGTAAACGAGAATTCAAACCTGACATATGGATTAATTTCTATCCATTGAGGACAATATTTAATACTCCAAACGGATTGGATTTTGTCTTTTCAGTAAACTATCAAACCAAAGTAACTTATGGGGTTGGGATATCGGCAACTTTCGGAGGTATTTACTAATTATAATTTATATGAGAGATAATATTATAAATGAGTCTAAACATGATAATTTAATTATTAATATCACTAGAGATGTTTTGGAACAGATCAAGTTATTCAATAATTCAAAATTATCTGAAGCACAAGTAGATCTTCCCGATGAGGGTGAATATTATCAAACACCAACATTCTATGGTGAAGTTTATGATTTTTTCATTGAATTATATTTGTTTAAGACAAATGATGAGTCTTATAAAATTGAAGCGGATGCCCCCGGATCTTTAGATGAAGAGTTTTTAAGGGTTGCAATTTATTATAATCCTAAACAAATTAAATCTCAGATTAAAGAAATTAGAAATAATTTAATTTATACTTTAAGACATGAGTATGAACACCTTTTACAAGTTATAACTGAATATGAGAGAGTTTCATACCCTAAAAAACATAGTTATAGAGGAGATAGTTTATCGACACTACTTAAAAAAAAGGAAATAGAACCTCAAATAAGAGGATATTATTTACAATCAAAAAAAGAATTAAAACCATTCGATCTTGTAGTTTCAGATCATTTGGACAAATTAGAAAAAAATAAACAAATTACTTTTTTGGGTCCTGAAAGAAAAAAAATAGTAATAGACACATTAGTTGATTATGCGATCCAGTTAGGTTTACCAATAAGAACTTCAAAACTTAAAAATGGACAATAAAAAACTAGCGGAAATATTTTATAGGTTTCTTAGTAAAAAGAAACATATAGTTGATGGGTTTATATTTGAATTTAACTATGTTAAGTCAGAAGACACCTATTTCAAATTTGGTGTTAATGTTATTCTACCAACTAAAGAATGGTCTTACTTCAAAAGAGATTTGGAACAAAGAGCTACTGATATTATAGGAGAGGTGACGTATCCAATATTCGGAAATAAAATTGCAATGAGTCTGGATCTAACGATAAATTCTTTACCATCACTACCTTGTTATATTAATAAGCAAAAACTGAATCAAATATATAAACAAATTAATAGTAAGTTTAATAAATTCAAATATGGTAATTACACAATTAATTTGTCCTTTGATTTTACACCAAAAAAATATGGAAGTAATTTTGATGAGATAGAGATTCCTTTTTTTGTTGATGTTAATCGTTTACAGTATATTAATAAACAAATAACATTTAGAGAAGTTTATCTTGAAGATGTTACGGCTTGGATATGGGAATTACTAAACGGAGATCCAAATTTATCTATGGATGTTGCGGATGAGTGTTTTTATATACTAAATGACGAACTAAAACTTTTAGAAGATATGTTGATAACATCTAATCTTTTATTAAGAACTGTAAATGGTTTTAGTGTTGATAGGATATCAGATATGCCTCCATCTGAAACGGATTTGAAGAAAATTTTTATTGTGAAAAACGCTTAAGTATCTTATTCACAACTTCAATAATAATATTTCCTGTAAGAATTATTGTACCAGAAGCAACCATTCTTTCGGCCACGGTTTCAGCTGTTGCATACATATCAGCACCATGAGACAGATCTACTAAATCATTTACTATAGGTATTAAAAAAGAATAGGATATCATATCAACCATTTCGGTAAAGGTTAGATTCAATGATATTAAAAAATTAAAAAAAGATTGTCTTAATTCCTCACCTTTAGAAAGAGCTTTTCTAAAATGTTTCAATAATCCTTCCTGTTTAATTTTATCAACTACTTCTTTAAGAATTTTTTTATTCTCAAAAAAGAAAGTACATGCCACTCCGATTAAAATTAGTGCTATCTGATCATCATTTAATTCAAATTTGCCTGTTCTAATCCAATTATCTAAAGGCATAACCATACCACCAATCGCTGATCCCCACTTCAACAGGAATCTAAGATTAATACCGTATGTCTTCTGAGTTTTATTTACAATATTTTTAGTAAATGAGTTCATTGTTTTAAGATCATTACTAAATCTATTATCTTTAACTTCTGAAAGGATATTTCTTAACTGATTTTCTGTTATTATATAATTCATCTATTTAATAAATACACTATTAATTTAGTTTTATATTTATAAATATGAGAAAGGTTAATCCTAAAGTAAAAGTTGGAGATAGAATACAATTATTTCATATGGAAGGTGAAACAGGCGTGCCACCCTTAACTAAGGGTACTGTTACTCGTGTAGAACAAGATCCATTTGATAGGGATTTTGATTTTATTCATGTTAATTGGGATAATGGATCAACACTCAATCTTTTATTAAAACATGATGTTTTCAAACTTGTCACGGATGAACAATTAAATGAACAAAGTAATTCGGGTGATCCTATATACGATTATGTTAAAAAAAATCCTGAAATATTCAAAAATTTTGACTGGAGATTCTTTAGAAATTACCTTCTTAAAGTTAGAGATTCTGGTGTTGTGAACATGTTTAGTGCCGCACCTCTTTTACATATGGGTAAGGAAAGAATTGAAAGATATTATGGTGAAGGGAAAGAAGAAAATGAGGATTTCCAAGAGGTTTTAGAAATGGCGGACGATGCCAGATATAAAATGATACAAGGAACCATGAAAGCAATGCAAGAGAATAATCAAGAAATTGAGTTGAGTAAGGTTTCAAGAAGATTAGAATATTATGCAATAAAATTACTACAATTATACATTACTCTACCTATCGGGAACTAATTACTTAATGGTGCCTTAATCTTTGGGTGTGATTGATAATTAAGTAACTCAAAACAATCAGGTCTGTAACTCAATATTTTTTCACCGAAATTCTTTTCACCCAATTTCTCTTTAACTGATTCGTGCATGTACCAATTTCTTTCAGTTATTTTTACTTTAGGTAATTCGTATGGAGTTCTAATAATCTGTTCTTTTGCTTGCTCGATATGATTCGAATAAAGATGTACATCACCTAAATTACCAATTAATTCATCAGGAACCATATTCACTTCTCTTGCGATAATTTCTAATAACAAAGCATATGATGATATATTGAAAGGTAACCCTAAAAATGTATCAACAGAACGTTGATTCCACATTAAAGAAATTGCTCTGGTTGGAATATTTTTATCATCTAAATAATCTAACGTATTTATCATTCCATAGGCGTTTCCGTCATATGGTTTGTTGCTATATAAAGAATATCTTTCATTAAAAGTCAATTCTCTTGTATAAACTTGAAAACCATAATGACAAGGAGGGAGTACCGTTTGGTTTAATTCACCTACATTCCAAGCACTGACCATCAATCTTCTACTATCAGGATTTGTTTTAAGTTCTGAGATTAGGTTTGTGATTTGGTCTACACTACTTTCTGTACCATAATCGAAATCTTTATCATATACCCAATTTCTCCACTGCTTACCATATATTGGTCCTAATTCACCCCACTTTTTAGCAAACTCATCATCGGTTTTGATTTTGTTGATAAATTCTTCTTTTGTTAATCTTCTATAAACATCTTTAGAAGATTCAACCAGTAAATTATCTTGTTCAAGTTCATTTATATAACCATCTTCCCATTCTTGAATAACATAACTAGAATAATTCTTATAGGCATCACCATCCCAAATGTGACAATCATAATCCAATAAGAATTTAATATTAGTATCACCTCTAAGGAACCATAACAATTCAGTTACCATAGTTTTCCACGCCATTTTTTTTGTTGTAAGTAATGGAAATCCTTCTTTCATATTATGACGTATTTGCCAACCGAAGATTGATTTGGTTCCTGTACCTGTACGGTCTTTCTTATCTACACCAAAATGTAAGATGTGTTCTAATAGTTCTTTATACTGACGGTCTATGTTATTCATGATAATACAATTATTTCACCCGCATTATGTGCGGGGATATCGTAGGTAAATTTATGTTTATTCAATATGTTAGTGGTGAGATTTCTCATATGATTAGAATTACCTGTTATAATTCTAACAGGTAATTCGGTAGAATGGAGAAGAACAAAGTTTTCAACTATATCCCTAACCTCAATACGAGATAAACCATGTAGATCTAATTGTTTCATATTACTCAGTCATTGATAGTCTTTTATTAAATTCAATTGCTGCGTCAGGATCTTCATTTTCTAACATCTCAAGAGCAATTTGATATCTGTTGAGTTGTGTTTCATATATGAATATTTCTCCACCTAAACTATCGGCCCTTTCTGAGACAATAATAATTTGGTTGGATAAACTATCTAATGTTTTTTGATAAATTCTTTTATTCTCAAAATAATTTCTTGAGTTGGTTGTCACCACCCAAATTATAAAAATAACTAAAAGTACAATTGTTCCTTTAAGCGTGTTAATTATTGTTTCTTGTGTCATAATTTATTTTTTACGATACTGATTATTCCATTCTTCAATTACATACTCAATATTGTCTGAAAGGTAATCCATGTTTGATAGCCAATTCAATACATCATCCACCCCCAAATTATAAGATTCTTCAACACACTTCTCAACTGATTGTTTATCTAAAAAAGAGCTGTGCACAATATTTTTTTTTATTATTTCTTGTAATTCGGATTTCATGTTTCTGTTTCTTTTTGCCAAAATGGTTTGGAATAGTTAGGTTTAACTAATTTCCAAAGAATTTCATCAATTTTATCACGATTACCATCCCATATTGCGAACATAAGTCCGTGTAATTTTGGATTAGTATATTTTTTTACGTGTTCCGCAAACTCTTTTTTAGTTGGTTCTGGTTCTACATCATTGTATTTTCCATATCTGAAATAATCGTGAGATTTACCACACTGTTCTTCAAGTACATACTTATGATATTGTAATGTTGAAACTGTTTTCTTCACCCACTTATCAAATTCATCAGGTACTTTATCAAGTAGTTCAAAAATATCTTTCCCATTTTTCAAATGTTCCCATATATCATATGTTGACACTTGAGTTATGATTTTATGTAATCTGACATATTCTTCAAACTTTATTTTTACCCTAAAATTACCGGGTTGAAATCTCAGTACAAAACCTTCTTTATTTTGTTCATTTTTTTCTTTTAACGACTTATAAAGGTCGTCAGAAAAATTAAAATGTTGTTCTGTATTTACGATATCTTGTTTTTTTATTCCATTCATCTTGAATATTGATTTCGCGGTGGTCCAATGTAATTCACTATCATCAAATGGTTCCCACTTGAAACTTTCATTCATGACAACTGAAAGAAATACTATCCTTTCTTTTTTACCATAATCAACAACGATCCTGTTTTCAGGATAGATTATTTCAACAAGGTAGACGTAGTGTTTCAACCAAGTATCCAAATTATACTTTGACTTAAGAATTTCGAGACCCCTTATCGCTTGTTCTGAAACAAAAGAACCACGGGTTGCCATTATCCACTCTCCTTCATAGTTGAAGAGAATACCGAGTGATCCATCAAGTTTTTCTTGTATGTAAACATAATCACTCATTGGTGGAAGTTGAGATTCTTTCCATTTATTACCTACCAACTCCTCATAATTAAAAAACTTCTTGAAAGGTCTAACCAATATCTCACCTGTTGCATTGTTGGTGATGACTCCCCTACATTG